AGAAGTCGGCTTCGTAGATTGGAACACCTACATAGACAGAATGTTCCTAGAAGCGTCAGGCTATCAAGTGCTGTGTTATAAATGCCACGCTGATAAGACAGCGGCAGAACGCAAGAGGCGTAGAAAATGAGAGATTTAACTGTAGATTTATTGAAACATTTGTTCGACTATGACAAAGAAACTGGTAATTTAATTTGGAAAGTGTATAACACTAATAAACAAAAAATTGGAGATATTGCAGGTTCTCTTAATCCAAAAGTAGGTTACATACGTGTTGGTATTAATGGTAAAAAGTACTACGCACACCGTCTTATTTTCTTATATCATAAAGGTTATCTGCCTGAGACGATAGATCACATAAATTGCGACAAAGTTGATAACAGGATAGAAAATTTACGGGCTGTTACTACCAGCCAGAACCAGCACAACAGAAAACTTAACTCAAACAACACCAGTGGTTATAAAGGAGTCTACTACCACAAACCATTAAATAAATGGTGTGCAAAGATTCGCTTAGAATATAAGCGTATCCATCTAGGTTATTACAACACACCAGAAGAGGCTGCTGAAGTGGTACGAAAAGCCAGAGAAGAACTACACGGCAGCTTTGCCAATCACGGAGATCAATAATGACTAAGCATCTAGTAATACCCGACACACAGGTAAAGCCAGAGCATTCTGTTAAGCACTTACGCTGGGCTGGTAAGTACGCAGCAGAGAAGAAGCCAGACGTTATCATCCACATAGGCGATCACTGGGACATGCCTAGTCTAAGCAGCTATGACGTAGGCAAGCGCAGCTTTGAAGGTAGACGCTATACCAAGGACATTGACGCTGGTATTGAAGGCATGGAAGCCTTCCTAGAGCCTATCGTGGCAGAGCAGAACCGCCTGAAGCGTAACAAGGATAAGCAGTGGAAACCACGTATGGTGTTTACTCTAGGCAACCACGAGAACCGTATAGAACGTGCTATAGAGTCTGATCCAAAGATAGACGGTTTAATCAGCTACAAGGACTTTCAGTTAGAAGAGATGGGCTGGGAAGTGTATCCATTCCTACAACCTGTTATCATTGATGACATAGCCTACTGTCACTACTTCACCAGTGGTGTTATGGGCAGACCTGTCAGCAGTGCTAAACTCATGCTTGCTAAGAAGTACATGAGCTGTATAATGGGTCACGTACAAGACAGAGACATTGCCTATGCACGTAAAGCAGATGGTACAAACATCATAGGCTTGTTCTCAGGAATCTACTACCAGCACGATGAAGACTACCTAACACCCCAGACTAACGGAAGCTGGTCAGGTATCTGGTTGCTTAACGAAGTTGCTAACGGCGGTTGCGATGAACTACCAGTTAGTATAAACTACTTGAGAGAAAAGTACGGAGACTGATATGGCTCTCACCTATTACGATTTATTAGAAAAGATGATGCTGCTGGACGAGCTAACAATCATAGAGATATTAGACATAAGCTCAGAAGAGTTAGTAAACAAGTTCAGTGACCGCATCAACGATAAGCTAGAAGAATTATCAGAGGATTTTAAACATGAGCATCAATGACGCAACACGGTTTGATTGGGACAGAGTTAGAGACAGGAAGACAGGACTAGAGGCATGGATGCAGGCGGCACACGATGAAGACTCAGAGCTTTGGGAAGACGAGTCTCTGGAGGACATAATTGCTAGGCAAGATGAAGAGGATATGGTAGGTGCGCCTAAACACTATAACACAGGCAACATAGAGTGTATTGATGCAATAGAGGAATCCATGTCCAGTGTTGCATTCAAAGGCTACCTCAAGGGTAACTGCATGAAGTATCTGTGGCGCTATGACTACAAAGGTAAACAGGTAGAAGACCTACAGAAAGCTGGTTGGTATTTAAACAAACTAACAGAGATGGTAACAGAGGAGAACACATAATGGATCAGTACCAACAGTTTATACACAAGAGCCGTTATGCACGTTGGTTGCCAGAGGAAGGCAGACGCGAGCGTTGGGACGAGACAGTCAACAGGTATGTAGACTTCTGGAAAGACCGTGGACAGATAGATGAGAAGGTAGCTCTAAAGCTCTTTAACGCCATCCACAACCTGGAAGTAATGCCTAGTATGCGTTGCATGATGACAGCAGGTGAAGCCTTAGACAAGGACAACGTAGCAGGCTTTAACTGTAGCTACCTAGCCATTGACTCACCACGTAGCTTTGACGAGCTGATGTATGTCTTGATGTGTGGTACAGGTGTAGGCTTCAGTGTAGAGCGTAACTTCATTAACAAGCTACCTATTGTTGCTGAGTCCTTCCACACCACAGACAGTGTTATTGTTGTTAGTGACAGCAAGATAGGCTGGGCTTCAGCATTCCGTGAGCTGATAGCTATGCTGTACGCTGGTAAGATACCTGAGTGGGACATGAGCAGGGTACGCCCTTCAGGTGCTAGACTGAAGACCTTTGGCGGACGTGCAAGCGGACATGAACCACTGCTAGACCTGTTCAACTTCTGTGTAGAGATATTCCAGAAGGCCGCAGGACGTAAGCTAACGAGCATTGAGTGTCACGATGTTGTGTGTAAGATAGCGGACATTGTAGTGGTCGGTGGTGTACGTAGGTCTGCACTGATTAGCCTCTCTAACCTCTCTGATCCACGTATGGCGAAGGCTAAGTCAGGTGACTGGTGGAGACATGAAGGACACCGTAGGCTTGCTAACAACAGCGTAGCGTACACTGAGAAGCCAGACTTTGAGTCCTTCCTGTCAGAGATGCAGACGATGTACGAGAGTAAGGCAGGTGAGCGTGGTATCTTCAGCCGTGTAGCAGCACAGAAGATTGCAGCACGTAACGGTAGGCGTGACCATGAGCAGGACTTCGGTACTAACCCATGCTCTGAAATCATCCTACGTAGTAATCAGTTTTGTAACCTGTCAGAGATTGTTGTGCGTGAAGACGACACACTAGATAGTCTCAAGAAGAAGGCAGAGATTGCAGCGATCATTGGTACGCTACAGGCTACGTTGACAGACTTCCGTTACCTACGTAGCTGTTGGAAGAAGAACACAGAGGAAGAGGCGTTGCTAGGCGTTAGCATGACAGGCATTATGGATCACTACCTGTTGAGTAAAGGAGAGTCTAAAGACCTGGAGAAGTGGCTTGAACAAGTACGTGACGTTACTATTAAGACTAACAAGAAATGGTCTGAGAAACTTGGCATTAATCAGTCTGCTGCTATTACGTGTGTTAAGCCGTCTGGTACTGTGTCTCAGCTTGTTGATTCTGCTTCTGGTATCCATCCTCGCTTCTCAAAGCATTACATTAGACGGGTACGTAGCGACAAGAAAGACCCGCTTGCAGTCTTCATGGAGCAAAACGGATTCCCAGTAGAGCAGGATGTTATGTCACCATCCTCTGCTGTCTTTAGCTTCCCTGTCAAAGCACCTGATACGTCAGTGACAGTAAAGCAGGTAGGAGCTATGCAGCAGCTAGAACTATGGAAGGCTTACCAGAACCACTGGTGTGAACATAAGCCAAGCATCACTGTTTATTATACAGACGATGAGTTCTTGGAAGTAGCACAGTGGATATGGGAGAACTTTGACTTGTGTAGTGGGATTAGTTTGTTGCCGTATAGTGACCACGTATATCAACAAGCTCCGTATGAAGACATTGACGCTGACAAGTATGATGAGTTAGTAGCAGCAATGCCTGAAGGGGTGGATTGGGAAGACCTTGGGAAGTATGAGCAAGAAGACAATACTACAGGTTCTCAAGAGCTAGCGTGTGTAGGAGGCGCGTGTGAGATAGTTTAGAAAGTTGTAGATGTAAGGTGTGACAATACTAAAAAGCCCTATGTAATAAACTACATAGGGCTTTTTTGTTACTCTTCCTCTACTTTTGTGTTTTTTAATAACTCTATTATTAATGCTCTGTCTGCTCTTAGTTGCTTTATTGTTTCTGGATTTTTAGCTTGCTTTAAAGCCTTTGAAGAAGCTATTAAAGACTGTCCTAAAAACTTTTTAAGTTCTGGAGAAATAGCACCTCTATAGATACCTCTACCAGCAAGACCTATACCAACTCCTCCTATGATTCCAGGAAGCCAACCAGCTAGAGCTGCGCCAGTAACACCAATAGCTAAAGGAGTAGAGGGCATTTTAACGCCTGTAACGCCTGTAGTGTTTTGCCAAAGCCTGCCTAGAGAGTTAGAAGCGTCTGCTTTAGCTTTCTCAATTACAGGGACTCTTGCTCTATATAGGTTACTTTGTTTTTCAAGCCTCGCTAATACGTTAGCTTTTGGCGCTGTTTGAGCAACTTTGGTATTTAAAGCTGTTCTAACATCTCGCAAGGCAATAGACAAAGCTGTCTCTACATTGTCCTGATTAGGGAAAGCACTTTTATTTGCTTTATAAGATTTAATGTAAGCGTCTAATTCTTTCCTAGTCTTCAAAACACCTAGAGGAGTCTGCGGATTCTCTGTTAATAATGACTTAGCTTTTGCAGTAACATCGTCTACCATTTTACCAAGTTGGTTTGTAGCAACAAAAGCATCCGTAGCTTTAGTATTAGCAGCAACATCATCTAATAACTTAAAAGACTCCGCTAAAGGGATTGCTTCTTTAGATGCTGCTACTTGTTTTTCTAATATCTTAGCCTCTGTTTCAATAGCATCGTCAATTAAGTTTAAACTTCTTTGATTAGATGCAGACTGTGGTATCTTTAAGCCAGCTACTGTGTCTACTAACTTTTGCTCTTGCGTAGTAGGCTTTATTACGTTGTATTTAAAACCTAATGTCGATGCTTCCCTAGTCTGTTCTGGAACACCCTTTTTAGGAACAATTAAATCAAGAGCTTTTTTAGTGCTTCTGTCTGTTACTTGTTTTCCCGAAGCGTCCACTATAGCTTGACCTGCTCTTTCAACAACAGGAGGCTTTATAGGGCCAACAAACTCTGGATTACCTTTAGAGACTTTTCCGCCCTTTACAGGAGAAACAAGCAGAGCAATGTTCACAACACTTTCTAAAGTCAATGCAGATTCAGGGTTATTCTCTTTCCATTTAGAATAAGACTCAGCACCTTCTTCAACAGCGTTGAGAGCTTCTACGCCTTTATCGCTATTCATTATAAAGTCTACGCCAGACTGCCAACCTTGTTTTACAGGCCCTTTAATAAACTCAGGGGTAACAAAGGAAATTCCTTTAGCCCCTAACATCAAAGTTTCCCCAAAAACATCCCAAACACCGCCAGCAACTTGCCCAGCAGTTTGTATGTCTGTTATGAGACCAAGCTGTTCAGGCGGATTGTATACAGGTTTACCGTCAGCGCCTATAGAGAATCCTCCAGCCTTTTCAGATATTTCCCGCATTGTCTCAACACGACCACCTAAACGCTCTCCAACACCTTCAGCAAACTGTCCGAAAGCCCCAACCTCCGCTACTTCTTCAGTAACTAACTCAACTTCTTCTTGTGTTTCCAAGTCTTTTTTTAACTGGTCTTGTATTCTCTGAAACAACTCAGGGTCTGTAACCTCAGTTGTTTTAGTTAAGTCAGGTTGAGCAGAAACAAAACTTCTCTGAACTTTAGCTAAGATTTCAGGATCAGTTACGGCTGTGTATGCACTCATTATTCTTTACCTATGGCAAATACTTTTGTAGGGTCTGTAGGGTCTACCATGTACCTAACACCATCAACAACAGTTGTCTTGCCTTTATATGCAGGCTGAGACCAGTCAATATCTATGGGTTGTCCTAACAAAGCCTTTCTAAAGTTATTGTAGTGTTTTTCTACCTTTTGAAGTTGCTGTTCAAAAGCCTCTTCTCCTACTATGGGATCAAGAGCAGTGAGAGAATTTTGTAAGAGTTGTAATTCAATATTACTGACTTGTCCTAAAGCACCGCCTGTTTTAGACTCATCGCGCATCTTCTGTAGTCTATCAAACGCTAATGTAGACTGTAGTGTTGAAATCTTACCAGCAAGTTCTCTAGCAGAGGTTTCAATACCTAACGAAGCTAAATTATATAAAACACCAGTGCCTGTAGGGTCTTTACTAAGTTCTCTAGCTTCTGTCACGGTAAGTAGTACATTATCTACAGCCGCTAAATCAGAAGTAAGTTTTTCAATTCTTTGCTTCTCCTGCTCCGCAGCTTCTGGGGTGTCTTGAGGCTCACTTCTAGTTCCTGTGGCTTCGTTTTCCCAAACAAGTTGACCGTTTGGCAAAGTTACGCTTTTTAATGTAGGCATTTTACTAACACCTACAGTACGCAAGACTGTTCCGTCGGCGCTTAACACTACTTTGTGAGTAACCCCTGTTGACGGGTCTACTATGTCTTCAATAGCTGTTTTACCTTTTTCTGGAGAAATTAACTCCAAACCTCTTTTGTAAGCATCAGTGTCTCCTAGTTTAACTTGTTTAGCTAAGTCGGAATGTCCTGCTGCTTCTAAGGCTTGCGCCATTACTGAAGCTCTTAAACCTGTTGCTTGAGTTTTACTCGCCTGCTCCTGCATCTGCTTAATCCTAGCCGCAGTCTGTGCAGCACCTGCTAAGTCACCAGTAGACTGTTGTATCTGAGCAATCTTACGCAAGTCATCAGGGTTAGACATGTCCAACTGAGCCATAGCCATCTGTAGTTTCTCAGCAGGAGTGCTAGCATCTTTACCCATAGCCCCTAGTAAGCCTCTGCGTACACCTTGTGCGCGTTGTGCGCCGAAGGCTAACCGCTGTTGCTCTGCGCTACCCGCAGTCACTGGATCAATACCACCACTTGAGATTCCCGTAAGGAGTCCTGCAATATCTGTTCTAGCCATCTTTGTTCTCCTTAGTTAAATAAGTCCATCATTGCTTGTTCTCTTTCTTCATCTGACAAAGCATCTACTTGAGCAGGACTAAGAGTGTAGTCTGGCTTGTCTTTAGTAAAGTAATCTAAAATAGACCCGAATAAACCACCATCTTTACCAAGGTCTGTACCTAGATATTTAGCCATCAACTGCTCTTGCGTGGTAGGCTGAGAACCCAACAAAGAAGACATAAGTCCTTGCTGTTGTTGTAGCTGTAAACGATTAGCTAAGTCAGCACCTTGCATATAGGACTCTATACCACGACCACCTAGCTGAGACTGTAGTTCTACACCAGTTAGCTGTCCTCTTTGCTGTAGTCCAGCAGGAATCTGACTAGCCTCTAGCAATGACAATGCTTGCTGCTGTGGCATGTAACCAGCACCCAACAGACCACCAGCAATACCAGCAGCTTGTTGCTGTTCCGCTAACGCTTGCTGTCTAGCACCTAAGTTAGCACGAGCCATAGCTTCCTGACGAGCAGTCTCCATAGCCAACAACTCAGGTGATGCGCCACCGTAGGCAGCAGAGGATACACCTAGACGGCCTTGTGACAACATACGCTCTTCTAACGCTAGACGCTGACGTTCCTCTTCAGGACGCTGTGTGGCTCTAATGTCTTCGTATATGCCAGCCTGCACAGCAGCAGGATCAGCCTGTAGTTGGCCAAAGAAGCCACCTGCTTGACCCATGATTTGATTCTGTAGAGCTTGTTGCTCTGGGCTTAGTTGTGTAGTAAAGCCACCAGAGGGATCAGTACCGACACGAGCTAGGTTGCTAGTGACAGTGTAGGGTTTAAACTGAGCAGCTTCAGCAGCTTGTTGTCCTAGCTGTTGTGCCATCTCTAAACCAGTAGCGCCTGTTTGATAAGCACCTTCAACACCTTGCTGCCCTAAGTAATACTCACCAGCGCCGCGTAAGGCATCGCCCAAGTTATCAGTAAGCAGTCCTGACAACACAGCGCCACCAGTGACAGCACCTACGTTACCACCTGAAGGAACTGAGCCAGCAGGAGGAGCTATAGGATTAAATACAGAAGAGCCTGTAGGGGACTGTGCAGGCAATGGAGTAGCAAAGCCACTAGTAACCTGTTGTCGTGGGTCAGCCATCATTGTAGGCGTGTTATACATTTGATTGTTTAGCATGACCATTAGAACGATCCTCCAGTAATTATGGCAGCCATTAGTGTAGGCATGTTATACATTTTGTTGCTCTCCTGAATTATCAATTTCTTTGGCTCTTTCTAAATATAAGTTAAACATCTGCGGTTAGTGTCCGATTGCAATGAATCTAAATAGGCGTGAGTTTCCATTGCCGTTAGTCAAGTAATAAGTAGTTGCAGTTGGAGAGCTAGCGCCTAAACCCCAGTTATCTCCTTCACCAGCACTGCTTACTACGCTTGTTGCAACCACTTGAAAACATGCCGTAGGGAAAGCTGTAGGGAACGAAGTGGCTTTGTTGGTTTGGTTGCCTGAAACAGTGGTGCTTCCCCATTGAACTATCAATCCGTTAGGGAGAGTAACATAGCCGTTAGCTACTGCACTGGTTGTGTAGTCAGAGTCTTTGACAAACGCAGACGCAGCAGCTCCTTGAAATAGATCAGCATCTAATCCTGAACCTGTACCGTCTACTGTTTTAATCTTAGTCAAGACATCAGCGGCGGTGTAAGCAGTAGAAGCTAGTTTAGCATCCAAAGCAGTTTGTAGACCGTCTACATTACTGATAACATGGTTGTGCGAATCGTCAGCAACGGTCACAGCAATGCTTGTAGTACCAGAACCAGTAGCATCTCCTGTTAAAGTAATTGCTTGACTGCTGTCTCTTTTAGTAGCCACTGCTGTAGCTATGTTATTAAACTCAGCGTCTATCTCTGTACCCTTGACTATCTTGTTAGGATCGCCAGAAGAGAGAGCATCTTTTGCTGCAAAGTTAGTTGTCTTTGTGTAGTTGGACATTAAATAAGTCTCCCTAGTAGAGCGTGTATGTCAATTTTTTGAATAGAAAAAGGTACGCCATTAATTTCAGACTCTATACCGATAGTAACTACTTCGCCACTACCGCTGGTATTTACTTTAGGCGTGTTAATAGTACCGCTGGATGCGTATTCAGCAATGTTGTACTCAGCAATACCGTACTCTGCTAGTGTAGCTGAAGAAGTAAATACAAGAGCTTGCTTAGTATAGTTAGCAGTGTAGTCATAGCCCCAGTTAAGGATAGCTTCCGTTGACTGACCACCAATAATTGTTACGTTAAACTTCTTTAAAAACTTTAGATTGGAAGTGTTACCAAAGTCTAGCGGGTTACTGAAGTAACGCATCTGATACTTCTCAGTACCGTCTAAATATCCACTATACTTAACAACACCTGAAGACAAGCCTATGTAAATACTGTTATCATCTAACAAAGCAAAAGACAGAGGCTTAATACTTGACCAAGTAGTTACACGATTAGACCCATCTTCTAGCTGTCTACGCATATCAAAGCAGTACACAGTGTTGCTGTCTGGTATTGACAACAAGTAGAATGCTTCTTCAGCACTGTATAGAGACTTAATAGGGTTCGTGCTGTTAAGCACTAAAGATAACAAATCACTACGGACATTCTTACTGATGTCACGCATAGGCATAGACTTCTCTTGTACAGTCCTGCCAAAGCTACGTACACCTGACTCAGACAAAAACAAGATGTCAGTGCCTGTGTGCTGTACTGAGTCACGAGCTATACAGCCAACGCCTTCTATGGTGTCTGTAAGCGTCATAGAGGCAGGAGAGGATGCACCTGAGTACACAAGTATAGACTTCCTGCCAAAGATGATTAGAAAGCCATTGTGGGCCGCTAGAGCCGTTATCTCGTCAAAGCCTGTAGGCCATACCAGAGTAACGTCTAACGAGCCTGACGCACCTCCTGTCCAAGCATGGCCGTTAAGAGTATCTGACCAGTAGACAGTGTGCTTGTTGCCTACAACGTCTGCTACCCACAACTTACCATAGGCTGCTAAGACTTCGTTGCCTTGTGGAGCTGTGCCTGTGCTGTGGCTGTGGTCTGACATAGCTTCTAGAACAAAAGAACCTGACTCGTCTGTTCCTAGTAATGGCTCGTGACCTCTCTGGAACATGTAGACATGGTTGTTCAGCGACACTGTTTTCCAGTTGTTAGCTGTAGGTGTATAACCACTGGGTGTAATGTCTGTTAAGGTTGTAGTGCCTGAGAATACTTTATTGTTACCTGCTGACAATATAACCTTATCGCCAGAGTTATCAATAAACTCGTATACAGTTTCAATGCCACGGCTACTACCTAGCACAGAAGAGCCATTGGTAGACACTGCTTCCCAGCCCTTACGCGCACCTACACGACCCAGCTTGTCAATAACACAGTTGTCTGCAACAGCAGCAAACGAAGGGCCAAGACCAATAGGCGAGTCCTGTGTGTTAAGTCCAGCAAATCCTGGTGCAGCTACTGTAATGTTCTGTAGTTGTTGTGCCATTTAAGAAGTCCAGATAGTTTCACTAGGGAATCTAGCTGCGTCCATAGCGATTGCATCAGCTAGTGTGGAGTCAGCAATACTGTATAGCTCTTGTGCGGAAGCACCGCCAGTCTCGCCACGCTCTCGTGCAGCTAGAGCTACAGCATAGTGGATGACAGGTGCTGATGGTACGTTAAGGACTGAAACATCATCAGTAAACGCAGCGTCTCTGTTGACCACGTTAAAACGTAAATCATATACATCGTTAGGAATAGGATAGACATCAACAATAGCATAGCCGCTTTCGTTAAAACCATTCCAAGAGTAGTAACAAGGAGAGCTTCTTGCTGGCTCGCCGTTGAGGAAAGAGTTGTTCATCCAAGATGATGAGGCTTGTTTCATAAAGACATTAGAGGTGTCGTTGATAACGTCTAGTGTCTTGAGAGCAGAACCAGAACCTACGAGAGCATAGCTAAAAACATTAGCAGAAGTCTGCACAGTAAGTGTGGTACGTAACGAAGACCAGTCCCATGAATCCTCTACAATGCGTTTAGCATCGTTAACAAACTCTCCAATAAGTTTAGAGTAGCTGTTCTGAGCTACAGTAGTTACTTCGTCCTCTCTCAGCCTACGTAGTACGCTGTTAACTAGTTGTAAGTATGTCATTAGAAATTATAGCTCCGTCCAAGTATTGGGTCTTCAAAAAAGTTCTCTGCTGGTGCGTTTAAATCTACGTATTCCAAAGGCTCTACGTCTACGCCAATCTCTGTTTGAAATTTAAACAGTTCGTCTTTAAACAAATCATCTGTAGTGCGTGTAGCTGAAAGCTGTGGAATAGCTACAGCGCCTGCACCTGTAAGCAAGCCACCTAAGTTTAAGTTTACACTAGGTAAGTCTATGTCTGGTAAAGCCTGTCTAACTGCTGTGTCTAAGTCTGACAACACATCACCAGCGCCCTGTGCTACGTCTTCAACAATGTCGCCAACAGGTCTAGCAACGTCTTCTACTGCTTCTACAACAGGTCTACCAGCATCTTCAACTAGCTTTACTATAGGTCTGCCGATGTCCTCTACAGTTTCTACAATAGGTTTAATAACGTCTTTAAGACCACTTAGGTCAATACCTAGATCAACGGAAGGTAGATCAACAGAGCCTAGTGTGCCGCCTTCTCTGATGTACTTGCCTAGTCCTTGCACTAAAGCATCATCTAGGTCTGCTCCTCCAGCTACTTCACTAACAACCTTACCTACGCCAGCTTGGAAGTCATCATACTGAATACCAGCGTTCTCAATAGTTGCTTGGTCTAGTCCTACTTTGTCTAAACCACCTGTAATAAGATCATCACCTACTAAAGCAAGAGCAGCGCCTTCAGCATCGCCTGCGGCTGCTACGTTTAATGCTGCTTCGGTTTGTGCATAGGTAGTCCCAAACAAGCCTGTGCCTGTGTTTGGCATAGGTGTACCTACTTGTCCTTCTGGCATAGCGTCTAAGGTAGGAGCTTTAATAGCGCCTGACATCTCTAGTCCAGTCAACAAGCCACTGGCTATTTCCATTGGTGATACTTTCATGCCTGAAGCGGCTTTAGCTGCTGTAGTGGCTAGCCCAACAAGAGGATTAACCATTCCCGCTATCTGAGTTAAAGGATTGTTTAAAGCAAACTCTAACACACCACCGCTGTCAAAACTCTGTCCTGCTTTTTGACGAGGAACGTCTGCTGTTTCCCAAAAGAAAGTTTCGTTACCCCAACCACCTGTGTCCCAAACCTTGCCTTCAGCAACTACGTACTGTTTAATAGGCTCTCCAGTCTCTGGATTTAAGTTATTAGCATGTGTAGTGAGCGATTGAGCAAACAAGTTTAAACGCTCGTCTTTATCTACACTTAACTCATCTATATAACGTAACTGGTCTTGTGTCTCAATAGTAGGCCATACAGTACCGAACTGTGTAGGGTCTTCAGCCGCTAGTGACTGTAAGTTACCAAGCTGCATTTCTTGTTGTTCTTCTGTAGCCTTTTTCTCAAAATCAAGAAAAGACTCTGTATCTTTAAATACGTCAGGATTAACTTCTTCTCTTGTAAGACCTAAACCTGTTAAAGACTTGTCCTGTAACGTAGGCTCAATAGTCTCTAAGAACTCTGGTGTTATTCCTGAACCTAGCGGGCCTAGTTTGAAACCTCCCATAGCTTCGTTCATAAAATCAACGTCTAAATCAGCTATTAAAGACTCTGCCTGTAACAACTCTGGAGTCTTAGGCTGAAATCTATGCTGAGTGCCATACAAGGTAGACTCAGTTAGTTTAGGAGAAGTAGCAAACTCAGAAGCGTTGACAGTAGAAGCAAAAGGATCAGCGTTTAGATTAACAACCTCTTCTGCTACAGGTGCAGCTTTAACCTGCTGTCGTGGGTCAGCCATCATTGTAGGAGAACTGACAACAGGATCACTAACAGTTGGGGTGACTCTTTTAATTCTACCTGTATTTATGTCGAAGCCTCTAGGCATTATCGTTCTCTCTGTACGTTTTTAGTCTTCTCTACTGTACGCATAGCACCCAAGCCTAACATACCCATTAACACAGTAGTAAGCAGTGAGCTATCTACAGGAGGAACAGTAAACCATATACCTAAGATTGGAGACAGGATAGTAGAGTAAAGTAGAGCTAGTCCGCATATCCAGCCTATTGCAGGTCTCCAGCCAGCGACAAACAAACTCTTATGTGCTGCCTCAGTCTTGTTAACTTCTAACTGACCCTTGGCTAACTCTTGGGCATGCTTCTCTGCCATAGTAGCTAGTTCAAAGGCTATAGCGTTTTTCTTATCTTTATCTTCTATGAATTTATCTAAAAGACCTGTCACTGGCCCTATTAAACTATTTAAAATACTCATATATTATACACTATTTTTAGTTAGAAGTCAACATAAAGTGTAGACTCTGTACACTTTTATGTACATATAAGTGTTACTTAGAGTCCTTTGTGTCTTCACCATGTACAAGTTTCTGTACAGTGTCAGACTCATATATCCTTAGAGCCATCCACACTATTGTTAACAAAGAAGCTGTTGGCGGTAACCAAGCAGCGAGGGATAATACAGCAGTAGATGCAGCAGCTACGTCAATTGCCTGTTTAGTTTCTTCAACCATTGTTACTTCCTTTTGAGTAATAGGATGTATTATTTTAAAGGGTTAGAAATGTAGTCCATACCACTCCAAAGGTCTTCAATTTCTCGTTCAATGTTTTTGATACTTTTAGAGAACCCGCTAACGCCTTCAGCAATTAACTTTGATTCAGTTACTTGAGCCTTCATTGTTTCTATGTCTTTCTCTAAGTCAGAAACCTTGGTAGTAATACCTAGCAGTTTCTCTTGCTGGTCAGCTATGGTCTGAAGTGACACCCCCAGAGTAGCTAACTTGCCTTGAAGCTGAGACACATCGTTAGCACTTAACTCCTGCTCCACCAGCAGTATCTTTTCTTCTAGTGGAGCGATGTCAGGAATCTGTTGCGACTCTACTGCTTCTAACCGTGAATACAATGAACTTGCTGTCCATACGCCACCACCAAGGGTAGTTGCAAGGCTCAATAAGATGGCAATGTAGACACCCTTAAAGGATGTACCGCCTATCGTTAATTCAGTCTCAGAAAGGCTCACGATTCACAGTCCTCGCCTGTCATAAAGCATTTGTAGCCTTTATGTGTTGGGCCAGTAATGTATAGGTCAGACTCTGCGCCAGCAGCATAAATCTCTTCGGTACTTTTATAGAAATCCATACCAAAGTTAGTACCATTGACGAAGACCGCTGTGGCGTTATTTGTGCCTTCCCAAGCAACAGTTACTCTTTGGTTAGACGCGCTATATGTCAATGTACTGTTGTTTGCATTTACATTGTTGTTCTCTGCGCCAGTCTGTAGGAACGCTACAGCTTCTGAGTTAGCAGCTACACCCAAGAATGCACCAGCAGCATTAGCGTGTGTCTCTATGTCATCCACTGACTGGTTGTATGTATCCACTTGCTCTTGGTCTATTGTTAGAGCCTCTTGGTTCTGGGCTACATACTCTTGTACTTCCGCTTGGTCATCTGGTGTCTCAGCAGCTTCTGCTATCTCTGCTACCTCTACCACTGCAATCATCTCGACAACAACCTCAGTGAACACTCCAACAGCCTCATCCATTAGCTGTAGTTCATTCGCCGCCTGTTCTTTTAATAAG